TACATCAGTCATGAAATTAGCTTCATTCTGACTTTGTACCACAAATTCTCGAAAACTTGGTTTATCTTCTTCTATAACTACAACCCTAACATTTGACAATGTAGGGTGTAGCTTATCCTCATCTAGAATATGACCTTGCATATCGCAATAATCAACATCTAGACTACAATTGACTGGGCACCTTGAAGTCACTGGTTGGTGACAAAAATGACAAGTCTCTTGTTTTTGAGCTTCAATTGTATCCAGAAGCTCTCTGGATAGTTGAGCAGCTTTCTTCTTCTGCTTACGCTTTCGAATAAAGTACTTTACACAACCATTAGAATTAATTAAACTCTTTTTACCAACTCAAATTAATACGAGCTATGAGCTAAGTTAGCCTCATAACAAGTTGCCCTTCTTAGATACTTCCCCGTATCTAAACATTTAAGGGGGAACGCCCCTATGGGATACTTCAAATTTCCACTCTCAGATTGAACACAGAAAGACAATAACTGTTTGACACCTGCAGTAACTAAAGATGAAGATACATTTTGGCTTGCCTCGGCAGGACATATGTATAAAGCCCTTTGTGGACACTTACGCTTAAGCACCACATGCTTGGAAGCTCTCCAAAAATCATCAACGTAGCTATCAAAACTACGAAAAGTATTAGGAGTAACATAATTATTTAAATTACAAATATCTACCACTTCCATGAGCAGATTACGACGAAACTCAAATTCTCGCCTCCCATAATAGAAATACTCTCTAAGAGCACTTTCTATAACCTCTATTGAATGATGTTCGTCAGAGGGTCCATTTTTAGCATGAACCCCAATCAATAACATCTTATCTATAGAAGCTTCTTCCAAAGGAGCAACACGGGCTCCAATATCATCATCCCAACGCCAACTTCTTTTAAGAAATGACGCCTGATGAATACTAACAAAGGGAACAGATTCTGCTTCTTTATTCGCCATAGTATAAGTAACACCAATAAGAGCTAAGCTCTCCGCTATACCTGTATGATGGAAAAATGTGCACTTTGCACTCACACCCATCTCATTATCATCACCATAAGTCATCAACTTAACATGTGATGTAAATAGTACAGCATTACCATTGGGCGATCTCAAAGAATACGCATAACGCATATACAAAGAGTTAGCTATACTATTAATAATAACAGTTAAACTTTGCCCAGAAGGATTTCCACCATCAAACTCATAAAGATCACCTTTCAAATTAACAAAGGGAAAAGCCACATCATAAGAAATTCCCTTCATAACACGCTCATCTATAGAGCTTATATTAGGATTTAATTTCATTATATTGATTAAGACATCAAACGCAGCCAAAATAAAAACTGCACTCATCTTCTTATCAAATTTCTTGAAATCTCCCTCTATAATTCTATCTTCCCCAAAAGTGGTGAGATACTCAAATATCTCCTCCCACTCTAAAGACTGGGCAACTGTTCCCGCAGCACACTCAAATACAAATCTATTCTTTTGAATACAACGTGTAATTGAAAGAAAATACTTACGCATGACAATTGAAAAATCAAAAGCAGAACCAGTAAAAATTCTATCTTTCTCATCTGCTACTTTCTGAAATGGCAGAGGCTCATCTTTCTGTGAACCCATATAAATCGTCGAAGATCTAATACCATTCTTATAGTTTTCTATCATCTCATCCACTCTGTCCATAATTTCTTTAACAGGCATACGTGGATCATCAACTGTTGGAACAGGATCAACTGCCTCAAGAAAATATTTCTTGGATTTACACCAAGGAAAACCAGCACTAGTAGCACGATTTAATTTATCAACATAAGTTACACCGTTACAACCATTAACAGCTGTCATATCATCATAAATCATTAATTCTTCAATATCTTTTTTTGATAATTTCATTTTAATATCATTTGTAAATGATTCAACACAACTATCTAATATATTTAAATTAATATCTTCACAAATGTGACTAGTATCTTCAAACGTATTCCTCCAAGGTTTCCATTTACCTCTCGGCGCAGCATGTTTTAACTTATAGCCCCTAACCATACACTCTTTAGCAATAAAAGTTAACTTAACTTGAGACTTAAACCGAGGTCTAAATCCAGCCAAAGAACCAAAACACCTTGCATGCCCACTATTTACATAGCGAATAGAAGCATGTGACTGCAACTCAACTAAACTATTGGAAACACTCTCCGAAGAAATTTTTGGCACTGAAGGAACAATAACTAAATCCTTAAAGTATTTTCTGGCTAATTCTACATGAGATTTAGTTACCATTTGTATACCTACAAGATTATCCTTACCCAACATATGCATCCCAAAAATGCATGGGCCATAACCAGTATCAACAAGGCAAACTGAACCACAATGTCCATTGACAGTAGGCTCAGTAACTTTGCCAAACCAAGTATTATAATTATCAAGATAATCTTTACGAAAATCCTCAATAATAAGCTCACTTAATGAGCCATCCTCATTACGAGCTAAATACCTAGCTTTAAACTTTCCTGAAAAATCTAAAGTAGTAAACAAATTAGCAAAATCTCTCCTTGGTGACATATATCTAATACGGACAAAACAAATATCAGTATCTTTTATTCTAAATACATCATTATTAGAAATAGTAACCATTCTATTATTGGAAACACCATCACTAGTAGGACTATCAACTATCTTCATCTTAAAAGTTTCCTTTTCAGGAATAACATGCGAAGAAGCCAAATAAAGTTGACTACCAACACAAAACATCCTACCTGGACGAGATATCAACTCTGATGACCAACATCGTATATGGAAACTACTACTTTTCATTAAAGAAATTAATTTAGTTCTATCTAAACCTTTGTATGACAAAATTTGCGGTGATACATCAAATGTGGTTATAGGAACATCTTGCTTATACCAAACTGGTTCTCTCTCTTCAACATCTGGAAGAGGAATAGAACCCTCATTAGATTGCATATACTTAGAACCTTTAACAGTACCAAATATGTTACTTGTCAATTTATAAATCGACAACAAAGCAATCCCACCAAAGAGCAATGTACCCATAAATGCTGGCAAAGAAGTGTATTCCTCTGAAACCCTAAATAGAGTTCTAGAAAAACCATATCTAAAGGTTACACTACTACCCAACTTCAGCCAACAATTATACAATATCCTATCACTACCAAAATACCTACGAAAAATTCTACAATTGTTATATAATTTCATATAAATGAAACATAATAAGAGCATAAAAGAAAATTGCACATAATCACTTGGTTTAAAACAACCTTTTAAGCGATAATGTTCATGCGTTATTTTCCTGACATATTCATCTGTTCTTTCAATGGAATAATTATAAAACATATTACTCCTCACAGCAGATTTACATTTTTCATAATTTGGTAAAACCAATTCCTTCAATTGGTTATAATACTCAGTTACACTCTGAGTTTCAAGACAAATACACCTACACTGAGAAACTGGCAAGCCACACTTACATAGCTTAATAGTTTCCATAGTATGATTACAATTAGTAACCTTATCTTGAATATCATCATGTGCTTCAGAGACAGATTTAAACCACAACAAGTAGTCATTTATATTATTATAAACTGCAATCTCTATCAATTTAGCAGTCTGATTCATAATTTTATCATTAGCTGGAACTACTTTGGAAATGGTAATTATCCAATAGTCTGGAAATTCTTCTCCATTAATAGGTGGGACCAGCGAACCATCTAGCATAGTGATATTAGCACTATACTCAGGTTTAGGCTCAATTTTAACAACATAGGGAAACCTACGTTGCACGGCCAAAGGACATGAAAAATACGAATGCGTATTAAGATCTGGTACATTTGTTGTGGCCAAAACTAATCTACTTCTAACAGGAGTTCTTCCTTTATCAGCTAGATCAGCTTGAACTGGTACATAAGCAACATTGTTGACGACACCAATAATTTCCATTAAAGATGGATCAATACCTTGTGAAGCACTAGGCTTAATAAAAGCTACATCATCAAGATGAATACACCACTGCATAGTAGAAAAATTCACCCAATATTCATCAGCAAAATTACGTGTATACTTATACTCATCTGCACTATTTAAACCATAAAGTTTTGCATAGTACATATAAGTTAACTGTGTAAATGTGCTCTTAGCTACACTAGATCCTCCAAATATCAATAAAGAAAAAGGAGCTTTTCTAGTTTTCATTGAAGCACGTTTAGTCAAAAATTCACCTTCGATCAATTTTAAATTACTTAAAATTGAAATCACTAATTTAGCTTCATATGCTTTAACAGCTAACAAATGTTTATGAATATTAGTACCTTGTTCAATACAGTGTCTTAAATCTGATAAATACGAAAATATATCAATATTAAATTCATCAGGATTATTTAAAAACACTGAATCTGTTTTAAGCCTTTCAGCCATAGTAAACCATTCCTCATATTCAGAGGACCTTATTAATGGGTCCCAAGAACCAGTTTTAATAGCTATAAAACCTTGGCGTAAAATATACACTAAAGACTCCAATATTGTCATCAAAAGATCTGAACTTGAAGAACAAGCAGATCTAGCTCTATAGTGCATACAAGACAACCAATCCCAATCACGACTTTGTGCAAAGTCCTTAAACACCGTAAAAGATAAAACATAAGTTATAATTTTAAAGAACTTTTCAAATAATTTTGTATTCTTAAGTTCATTATACTTAGTAAAGATATCTTTTAAACCATCAAATGGTGTACCACTTTGCACATCAAAACCTAACATCTCGATAAATTTCTTAAAGACATAACCATATTGTTTAACAAACGACATGCCTGTATGAAATTTAACAAAAATCATAATAGCTAATTGCACGTCAGATAAATCACGCGCATTTAACAACATTCTAACCATGATAAAAAGATTCTCCATAAATTCACCTAATTTCTCGGGTAAATTTTGGTGCTCAATAAAGCGTTGAATTATATCATGAAATTTCCTAGAACCACCAAAGGCCTCTTCAAAGTCTGATTGGACTTTAAATTTCCCTAAGGTATCTTTACCCCTTCTTCGATTAAATTTCTCACGAGATTTATTAACATCATACTTCTTCTTATAATAAGATTCAATATTTGAGATGTCCTTCTTCTTGTGAGAATTAATCAAGAACTTACCATCCTGTGTGTAAAGATTTGCCTTACCAGCAAATTTACACACTTCACGCTTCTTAGAATGCCCTCTAAGGGTCATTCGTTGAAGTAGACTATCCAGATCAGAGGCTGGGTCCTTCCGGGTTTCATTTAAAAATTTTGATTGATTTGGAACTCGTTATTTTACATCGAAGCTTATAAATGAGTAAATCTAT